CTTGAAATCTTATACTGGATTAACTGATTATCTTCTCTAGATCTCCTCATAATCCTCGCTATCCTCTTCTCCATTATGACCTCTTAAATAGTTCACTGTGGAAAGTATCGCACCCATTAATCCCAAGGCTGGAAAGCCCTCGTTTTTGAAATCTAAATCTACTCCGTTCTTATCCCACTTAGCATAAATAAAGATCTCTCCTTTTACTGTTATAATAGAAGTATCTCCAATAGTTTCGCAATCGATCGCTTCGTGCATCTCTGCTACTTGAGCTTCTAGGAAAGCTTGAGCTTTTACTACACTAAAAGACTCTTCTATCTCTATTCCTGGAAAAAGTTCTGAAAGGGAGATTCCTTCTAGTTCTGGGATATGTTTCTTTTTCTTCATTTTCATATTATCACCATAGCATAATCAGGAGGCTATATGCCTACAATAAAAGTACCTCGAGAGATACAATTAATAGCTCAAAGAGCAATCAACTATAACCTCGATCAGCCTATAAGTAAAAGAGCAGCTTATAAGGATGAAGGAGATAAGCGAGTCCCTGGTACTGGAATGCGAACTGCTAGAAGATTGGCCCGGGGTCAAGTAGACTTAAAACAGCTTGAATTAATGGATGCTTGGTTCGCTAGGCATGGAGAAGCTAAAGCTGAATCCAAAGCTAGACAGGATAAGACATCTAAGGCTGCTATCGCTTGGGCTCTGTGGGGTGGTACTCCTGCCCGGTCTTGGGTAAAGAGAGCAATTAAAAGCCTCCGATCTAAGCAATAACACTAGAACTACACTAGATAACACTAGAACTACACTAAGGATATTTAGCTATTCTATCGCTCCTATCGGATCAGATTGCTAGTTTTTATATCCTTAAGCCCTCGCGCGTGTATATATAATATAAATAGATATACCAATTTATATTCTCTATAGTAACTGATAGTATAAATAGGGCTTATTTTGTTACTTTGTCCCCTATGTATCGAGGGTGTAAGAGATTTAAGCTAGTGTTATTTAGTGTATTTTTTGTGTTATTTAGTGTATTTTTTATAAAGAATGATCTACTCTAAACGCAAAAAGAGCCCAGAAAGAATCTGAGCCCTTAGAGAATGTCAAGAAACAAATAAACAACAATATAAATATATCTTATTCGAGAATAGTATACAACATAAATATCATTTTCGTTTCCATACTCTCTGACCATTAAATATAACTTGCTTGTATCCTGATTCCTTGCAGATCTGGGCTATTCGTTTTGCATTACCCGTGTGCTGCTGTGATACTGGAAGCTCTAAGAAATTCATGATACCAGTTGTATTATTGTTACCTCCTGCGATCGCCTCTCTTACTTTGATTGCCCATGGATCATCAATAATGTAAGCTTGCTGAAGTTCAGAAAGTAATCGCTGGCTCTCCCATTCTAGATACCAGATGCTTCCAGAGTTAAACTCTTCCAATGCTTCAGCAAAGATCTGTTCTCTCCAGGCTTTTAAATATCCAAGGTCTACAGGTTGAGAAACTGTTATAGGCCATACTCTCCGCTCTGGTCCATCGCTTAAGAACTGATAGTTATTAGAGGTTCCAGCGAATACAACTCTGCGTAAATAACTCTTAGGAAATTGCTGATAAGATGGCCTAAACTTATCCTCTGCTGAAGATATAAAAGCTTTGAAATTGTCTGCTGTTCTTCCTTGTAAGGAATGAAGCTCTGCCAACTCCCATAACCATGTTTCTGTAGAATGTATAAGCTCTAAGCTGTCCTTCTTGGAGATATCGAGGGGAGAGTCAGAAAACCAATCTTCACCGATTAAAGTTTTCAATCCAGTTGATTTTCCTAGACCCTTTTCACCGCAAAGAATTAGAAAAGTATCCATTTTACAGCCTGGATCCATTATTCTAGCTACCAATGAAATGACCCATTTAGAAGATATTTCCTGTATCAGAGACTCAGAACCAGGGATAATCTGTGCTCTAAAAACGTTTCTAAATAGATTATGAATCCTAGGTTCTTGATCCCATTCAGGGAGATCTAATAGCCATCTCTTAATGTTCTCTTCTATCTTCTGATGGGCTACTCTAATAACTGCTCTTTTTATATCTGCAGAAGCATAACGAATATTATAAGCCCTTTCTATATGTAGTCCAATCTCTTCAAGGTCTGGATCCCATAGCTCTCGATTATTCCAGATAATCTTATTAGAATGATCATTGTAGCATAAGCTCTCATAGATAGGATCATTCTCTAATATGATTGCAATGTTGTTTCTGTTAGCGTAAGGCTTAGGAGTTCTAATAAGTTCTCCTTCCTTGCTATATTTTGCTGGAGTCTTCTGGAGCATATCCCAGACATCGATATTAGCCTCTTCTGGTGCGAACTTATACTCCGCACTTAGTCCGATGCTTTCTGCTATTTTTATTGATTTGTTCATTTGTTCTTGTTTCATTTTTATTCCTTCATTTCTTTCTTTTCTCTTTGGAGCGCAATCTCCGTAATGCTAACTCATTCTCTGGGGTTGATTGAAAACCTTTGAGCAATAGATAATTATATTCCTCTCTGGTATCGCTTAATACTTCACAAATAGCCATGTAAACACAAAGCTTAGGATATCTGCTTCCATTCATATAAGATCTTATAGTACCGAACTCGATTCCAACTTTCTTAGCTACTTCCTGCTGTCTCATGTTTTTATATTCAATATATCGAAATAAAAATAATCCGAAAGGAGAGCAAAAAGCTGGTATGCTCGGAACTCTTTTATTAATCTTTTTCATAATAGATTCTCCAAATATCCCCACCATCCGCATTTATTGGCTCTATTACAGTGAGGATATCTTACTGCGTGCATTAGGTCAGGATCGATTGAGAAGTACACTTCTCGCTGGTTACAAGATGGGCAAATTATATTCCTGGCAACATTACCGCTAATAGTTGCTCCTATTTGCTGAGCAAGTGCTAATCTATAATCTGGATTATGGAACAGAGCCTCCATTCCGTTTTTACTGTTTGGTTTTTTGCTTTTCCAGTTTTTATATCTTTTCTTTGGTTCCTCCTTTGGAATATGTGAATAATCTAAGTTTAATAAGCCTTTCCCTTTATGGGCTTTTTTTCTCTGGAGTACTGCATCCGCTCTGTCAGGAAGAGCAAATCTGTAATACATACGAGCGCAATCAGTTAACGCATTGGAATCTGGTTCTCCTTGTCCTACTACCTTATCCCATAGCTCCTTAGCAGCCTTAGAAGCTCTTTTCCAATCTGATGCAGGTATAGGATGCTCCAGAGGAAAAACTATCCTCCACTTGTTTTTCTCTGCATTATTCGAGAAGCTAGTATGAGCTATGTAATGCCATTCTGAAAAGGCTGAAGAGAATCCGAACTCTGTTCCATCATCAAGATCATACACTAAGCAAGAGACCTCCAAAGCATGAGAACCGCTTCTATTTCCAGCGAAAGAAGTAGGACTCCATAAAGGAAGGCTTTTCTTTTCTCGAACCTTGTAAGGAACCGCTGGGATCATTAAAGCCTGGGCTAGTTTCCTCAGATTTAGTTCAGCTTCTACTGGTTTAACTTCATAGTGAGAAGAGAAGGTGCTAATCTTGAAAGTCTTGCTCATCTTCTTTCCTCCATTGGTAGATAGAGAATAGAGTATGGGCTTCCTCCATCTCTCCTGCGTAATAGTCCTCACATGAAATCGATACCACTCTATTATCATCTACCCATACTTCACTCTGGGTTATGATATCGAGAACCATCTTAATCAGATTATCTATATCTGGCTTTTTTGGTCTCCAGATTCTACCCTGAGAGAGATCTCCCTTATATCTTATTAATCTTTTCGTTCTCGGATGAATAAAGTTTATTTGTATTCTTAATATGCCATCTAATGGGGTCCAATCTTTCCCCTTGCTGGCTTCAAGATGCTGGACCTGCTTATTCTTGTAAGTTCTCGAGGTTTGAGCAGTGTAAGCCCTTCCGGATTTAGTGAAACGAGGCCTCCCCATCGGAACTGGGGGGCCTTGAAGAATACCCTGAAAAGCTAGCTTCCACATTATATCCGCTCCATTTCTATCATTTTTGATAGAGTATTATACTTAGATTCCCAGGCTTCTCCGCTTAAGAATACACATAATCTAACCAGAACAGCAACTGAGGGGAAAGTATCCCCAGAGATCCACTTAGAAATAGCTCCCATAGTAACCCCGCAAACTTCAGCTATATCATTTAAAGCATAATCTGAACTCATAATATACTGGTGAACAATACGAGCGAATTGAGGATCTCTTAAAGCTATAAACTTCTCCCGAGCCCATTCTTCAGCTTTCAGCTTATCATCTTCAAAGATTTCTCTCTTAATAGTTAATCCATTATAAGTGATTGAAGCCTCCCAAACCCAAGAGCAATATATAGGACTCCAGACTTTACATATTAAACCGATTTCTCTGGTGTTAAAACTACCTCTATAACCTTTATTCATTTGTTCTCTGGTTAAATAGATAGGTGCAGAGGGGCTTTTTCTTCTGGTCATTTTACGCAGTTGCGTTCTTCCGTTCTCTTTTATGTATCTTCTTCGATGCTTGTTCATTCCCCTAACTCCTCGGAAGCAGTTATCCCGCATCCAGTGTATAATCTAAGGGCTCTAACGATTGCTCTAGTACTTGCCATTCTTCTTAGATGGGGTGTAATCATCTTGCCTACGTTCTTTGTACTCGCATCTCCTTCATCTGTGAAAGTGCATAAAACCTTAGTTCCGTTAATCATCTTCTCTCCTGTAACAGTAGCCCGAAAGCAGAAGAAAAACTTCTCGTAATCCTCATGAACTGGAGTACTTTCTACAGATATCAATCCATCTTGATGCGCTAGCCATAATAACCCAGCGTAAGTTATAAACTCCTTTCCCTTTCTATTTATAATCCAGTTTTCCTTCCTTAAATATTCTAAATGTGCTTTATTCATTTTATACCTCTGTTTTAATATCTTGTTCTATTAGATCTTCTAGTAGATTGCAGATGATTACTGTTAATGTTGTGATACTTTGATTAATTACTTCTTGTTCTTTTAGATTACTTCTATATCTTTCTGGGGTCACCTCTCTTGAAGATTCGATCAAATTATTGAAATGCGTTTTACTTATTTCATTAAGATTATCTCTGATGTTACTTAGTTCTGTTATTGTTTGTTCTTTGTTCATCTTACACCCCCACCAGATAGCAGAGGAAAGAAAGAGTAGCAGGTATCGCAAAAACTGCAACTGTTACAAGGATATATCCCATTATATTAAGTTTAGATTCTTGGTTCATTGTTTGTACCTCTGATTAGTTAACTTTAATGATATCGTTAATACGCATCTCGAGAACTGCTTTCGAGATCCCATACTGCTTAGCGATCTTCGCTACTTGGTTAAGAGTTAGAAGTTTCTCTTCCTCGATAAGGATGTATAGATTAGGATATACATCATGCTTATCTACTTTCTCCCCGCTCATCTTTTTATAGCCTTCTACCCATACCATAAATAGATTTTCAGCAATTTCTTTAGCGTTATGCTTATTGGCTCCTGAGAGTCTTAAGCGATTGCAAGCATCTATGATTCCTTCATACTTTGTAAAATATTGATATCTTTGCATTGTTTGTACCTCTTGTTTGTATCCCTTATTGGATATACTTAAGTATTGCATAGTTTTCTATAGTTAGTATCAATAAAATAAATTATTTATCTATTTATAATATGATATATTGCTATCATATCGGAGGTAGCGATATGAAAACAACACAAGAAAGATTAAGAGAATCAGATCTCCTCTGGTTTAAATACGTAATTCCAACGGTGCAAGATCGATTCCCCGGAAGCTGGAGAACTGAAAATGGAACTCAAAGAGATCTTAAGAATGGAATAGATTTTACTTATACAGAAGGAAAGAAAGAGCTAACAGTTTCTGCACGGTTATGGAAGAGTAGACCCTGCCAACACTTTGCACTAAGATGGAAGAGAACTAAATATCCAGAGATGGGCTTAGAGATTGCTTCTCGATTGGAAGCTATAAAGAACGGAGAGGAAATCTCAGATCTTACTATGGAAGGCTTTCTATATGGAGATCGATTATGGTTAGCTATAATAAATACAAAAAAGCTTTACACTGCAATAGATGGATTAATCCCATTCATGAGTGAATTTACCGTTGAGAATACAGGACCTGAGGATCTAACTATTTTTAAGAGAGCCCCTTTTGATCTGTTTACTCCTTATGAGATTGAAAAACTTATCCTGCCCTTAAAAACTGAGCCTTGATTTCATCAACTATCTTGAAGATATGCTCTAACTTAGTCTCTAACGTGGAGACCTTTTTATCTAGATCTATTATTTCCTGAACTAGTTCTCTACGGATAGTATCTTCTCGAGCTTGTAAATCTGATATTACTCTATCATATCGAGCCCGGAGCTCTTCTTCTTTGCGCTCTTGTTTGGTTTCTCGTTCATCTGCTCTTTTCTTTAGATCTTGATTCTGCATATATAAGAACGCTGCAAAAGCGATATTAGCTCCACCATTTAAAAGGATGTTCATTAAGGTATCTTCCATCATAGTCTCCAGGATAGAATACCCAGGGCTATCGCATCAGCAATAACCTTAAGAGATTCCATTTTTAAGAGGTCTCTATGAGTATCCATAAATAGAGGCTCGCAACAAATAGCAATAGGAGTTCCAACTCCCTTAATCGTATACCATGCATTTTTTGTCCAATCTTCAGAACTGCATTTCTTTGGTAAGCATCGAACTAGACCATTCAGGGAGGCTCTGCTCATTTTGTCACATATAGAAGAGGCTAGATCGATTCCAGATTGGCTCCCCATGTGAAAGAAAGAAGCGTAATCTCCTCCCCCGCTATTTAGATGAAGTGCGAGATAAACCTGCTTTTCATTCTTAAATCTCTTGGAGTATTCGTTTACTCTTTTATGTCTATCTGGATAAAATCCATCGGAAATAGGTATAACCTTAACCCCGTTTCTAAGAAGCTTTTCCTCTATCATGAGAGATAGATAGCCTGTATACATTGCCTCATAACCCATACCAAAAATGGGAGCAGGCTCTAAGGTTGCTCCTCTATCGGATGGGCTATTGGGTTTCCCTGCGTGTTGTCTATCTATGAATACTATCATAAGCCTAGTATAACTCTAATATCTATGAAAGGAGGGAAAAGATTATTTTTGAATCGATACCAGAGGATTATCCTCGATGTGCAGTACATATCTCCAGCGATTATCGCTCCATGACTTGCTCACTATTTGACACTTATGATCCGTTAATCCGACTCTCTCGGAAGTAATGGAAACAATATCTCCAAGGTCTAAATATCCATATTTTGCAGAGGCTGAGATTTCTATAGCATAGTTACCCAGAGCATGGGCTCTAATCTTATCTCTTGCAATTCGGATAGCTGTCTGCAGATCATAAACATAAGGAGCTTCTATTACTTTCTCTCTGATTCCATACCTGGTGAAACTTATGTAAGCTATTGGATCTTTATACTTAAGAGGTTCTTCTTCCACCAATAAAGGATCTATAACTACTTGTGATCTGTAGGCTCCTGTCATTCCTGCATAAGAGAATCTAATGGTAATCTTATTGATAATCTCACCTTCCAGAGGTGTTAATGGAGATATAATTTCCAGTTCACCGCTTTCTATTAAATGATGAGAAGGATTAATTTCTTGCGAGTATGTATAAAGGTTAAGGGCTGCTTTTACTCCATTTCCTCCCATAACCACCATAATCGGAAGTAAGTCCCATATATTCTGCTGAATCCAATCTAATGCGGAAATATCCAGATCATTAACAAATCCTCCAAACTTATATCTATTTAGAACTGGAGCTAATCCAGCCCACGAGGAATAATCGAATAGTAAATCAGTCTTATCTAATACATATAGAGAGAGGTCTGTAGCCCCCTCCATCGGTCCATCACCATCAATACTAGGAATCCCACCTCTGGAGCCTCCCCAGCTTGCATAATATTGGAAGGCTATCTCTGGGCTCGATACTTGAAAATTATCATACTGTACATTAGTACCTTCTGGACTTCCTACTATCAGATAGAAAGGAACATAAGCATAGAGAAACCCCTTCGGATCTACTGCTATCTCTACCGGATTTGTAAAGGATCCTCCTTGCCCATCAAAGATTTTAATTAGAGAGGTCCCCGGGTTCATTACTTGATGATAAGCAACCTGGAAGTATTGAGTTTTAAGAGTTGCTGTGCCTCCTGCTTGATAGCATGGAGTACATCTTAGATCCTCATTTAATGATATGCTCCCAGCTTGCTCTCGAACACTAGTTCCAAGTTCTCCGAATACGAAAGGAACTATTTTCCCCTTACTTTTCTCAATAATAGGAATAGTATAATTATCTTCAATAATTACATGTTTTTCTCCTAACAGCTTGGAGTTTCTAACATTTAACGAGTTTTCAATAGTGAAAGCTACAGTCCCAGGATTAGCATCTGGAGCACCAAAAATGGAATCCAAGGCTCTCCCTTTAAAGATCCCGATCCTGTCCTGCTGTGTAAATTTAGTTTTCCCCTCTATTACTATAATCATCGATAGAGTGCAGATAGCATCGTTAAGCGTTTTTCCTTTCAAAAACTCAGCAACCCAATCAACCTCCTCGAAAGTAAGCTGTATTGAGATCGTATTAGCCTCTAAATCTACTCCTAAAAGATCGCTCTGAAGATTTACAGGAGGATCAGACAGAGCACCCCGGTAAGGAATTACCCTATTTTCTACATTATCCTCTATATCTATTGGGACCGTTGAAAATCTATAGATAGCTCCAAAGTATTCGATATCCATCAAGAAGCATACATCTCCCTCCTGTATATCGCTCCTTTTTATGGTATTCATTACTCAATCTCCTCGAGGTTTACTGTAGCTACTCTAAACATCTCGTTAACCATCTCTTCACCTATTACACTCTCTACAGTTACTTCTCCTGTAGTTCGAGCGAGTAAATGCTGCTCTCTTCTATTCAAGATAACCTCGTTTTCACCATCTAAACCGATTCGGAAAGCTGCAACATCTATAGATGGAAGATAAACAAGAGGCTCGCGATTACTTAGGTATCTAAATATCCCATTCATTAGATAAGGATCTCCATAATTGGCTATGGGCTGGGCTCCTGCAGTCTGGGAGATTTGCCAGTAATCGGGCTCAAGTTCATTCAATCGAGTTGTATCTATTGGCTCGGTCCAAGCTATAGAAGCAGTTCTCCTTCCGCTGCTCATTTTGCGAGAAAAGAACATTCCATCTAGTGTTTCTTGTGCTTGAATGTTTGGAGCGTACGTTATAGATCTTCCTCTCTGATACTGAGGAGCAGGGAAAGCGACCGAGCCCATGAGTAAAGAACCAATCTGGAAATATCCTTCTAGAGTTGTTTGTACTGGAATCTCAATAGCTAAAGCGTATTGTCCAAGGTTAACCCCATCTAATCTGCTCTTAATGAATGTAATACTATCTGGAATAAGCTTGAAAGTTCCTGAAGCTGGTATAGTGCTTGGATCTGTTAAACTTGTGTCATACTGAAGAACCGTTTGCTTAACGTTGCTGTTATTGGTCCAGATCCCTTCACTATTCATTCTTATTTTAACTATCTTAGTTGTCTCACCGCTCTTTAGTTCTGCTCTCCATCCGATGGCCTCTCCATATCTTAATAGGAACTTCTTACCGGTATCATTTGAGATAAGAGTATTCCCCTTTTTAATATATGTACCGTTAAATCCTTCACTTATATCTACATCTGATAAAACATTCCAGGCTGCTCCATCCCAGCTTTGAATAGAAAACTTACGAAAGTTAACATTAGAAAGATGAACTCCAAGAACATCCGATAATCCTAAGTTCTTCTCCGTTGCTTGTACTACGGGATCTATGAATAAGGGGATTCTCGCTTGAGTTCCTGCTCCTGCGCTTCTCCAAGTAATTCGAGGAGATAAGGATATTTTATGGAAGATATTATCAATAGCATAATCATATCTTGGAATAATTTTATATTGATCTTCGCCCCTTGCTGGAGCATTTTTTGCAGTAATTGCCAATCCTTGATCGATGTATTGATATTCTCCAAGAGGGCTATATCTAGCTCCCCTTAATGAAAACTTACCGAGCCCAGCCTGCTCTCCCGATGTAATGGATACTTCTTGCCAATGAGATTCAAAGGTCAGAACCCCAGAGAAAGAAAAATGGCCCCATTGAACCGTATTCCCTGCTCCGCTTGCTCCTTTGTTGATACCTGTAATGGATTGGAGGTTCCACTTCTTAGCCTGGGCTCCATCTGCTGTCCTATAGTAGATTTCGGCATCTGTATCAAAGTGCCCTATAACTATTTCAGTTGAAGAGGTCATATCATGCGAGATAGTAGCTTTAACTCCTACTTTATCTCTTACTTGTATGGTAGTAGTTGAAAACCTTAACTGGAGCTCTGTGCTATTTGTTGTATCATCTTGAAATATTTTTAGAGCAATATGATCAGATAGAACACTCGTTCCCTGGTCTACTTGCAGCCTCAATCTGATAACTTGACCTTCATCAAAGTAACCCCCAGAATGGGCATAAGTGTATCTTCTTATTGTTCCCGAGGTTGTAATATTTAACCCTTGATCATCTAGAGCCTGAGTTCCCGTTCCTGCTGTGGTGTATTGGCTGGAAGTTGCTGGTAACATTACAGGAATATAATTAGATTCCCAGACTAAATACTGATAGAAATCTGGGTTATCAGACCGAGCAGGGAAGGAAAAGGAAGAATAACCCCCGAGAGCTAAGCTCCATACACTATTAGTATTATGAGCTATTATTTTTGCTCTTCCTTCATGAACACAAGAAGAAAGATTTAGCATTCTATCGGTATTGCTCCCATAGTCTAATATATATCCGTTGGATGCTGAAGTAGTTCCTCCGCTCGCATATCTCCAAGAATTACCCATATCATCTGAGTAATATCCGATTAATCTACCGTTACCGAATTCCTGAGCTATTACCCAGATTAAGCCATCTTGATAAAAGCAAGTAACATTCCCACCGCTCATAACATTAGAGGTGATACTGGAGAATGTAGTAGCAGTTATGGAAATTGTGTTCTCGTTTGCATCTGTCCAATATGAAGAAGATAATCTTATTCCTGGATTTGGAATCTTAGTAAAATTCAACTCTGCAGTATCTGAAATATAAGCTAGTCCTATTGTACCATCTGGAAGAGTTAAAGGGCTCGGCTGATGAAAATACCCATCTGATATACTGGAGATGCTATCTACTAAAGAGAAAGTAGTTCCTCCATCCCTTGATACGTACTGGGATAATCTATTTGTATTGCTAGTCTCTAGTTCAATGAATAAAATAACGGTATTGTCAACCGTTACCAGTTTCATCTTCTTAGGTTCATTAGTACTTGAAGCAATGGAATCAACTAGGCCACGAGGGGAGATCTCCTTCCATGTATCTCCATCATCTAAAGATCTATGAACTTTTACATTAACTGCGTTTTCACTTGTATATTGAAAATAAACAACTAAGAGGCTCCCATCCTGTAATCTACATATTGCAGGAAGTCCCAAGCTCGATGGAGATCCGATTAAAATCTGACTCTCGAAAGTTTTTAATAAATCAATAGTTCCGCTCTGCTTCTGTCTCCTTAAAGATATGGTATATCTATTTGAAGAATCTAATATCTCAGAGACTACCCAGAGAGAACCATTTAAATCACTTACACAGTCACT